CCCCCCAAAAAAAACCCGCCCGACCACGGTTTGGGCCTGCCGGGGGGGTTTTTGACCGGCCTACAAAATAACGGCAAGGATAAAGCAAACAATCCACACCCAAAAATAAGCAAGGCTTTGGTGCAGATAACGCGCGCGCTTAAACAAATACACGGGCACCAAGAAAAACGCCCAAAGGATAAACTTATTAACGTCAATGGCTGCCTTTTTCAGTGCAAACCCGTCGGCAATACAAAAAATGGTATTCAGCACAAGGGTAAGGTACCACAGTTTCCCGCTGGCAAGTGCCAGATTAAGCTCGTAAATGTTCGAATGCGTAGCGCCCAAAATCAGGCCGCGCAGGAATTCCCCGGCCACCGGCAAAACCGCGATAATCCATACCATCGCATTGCTGACGCTGTCCCCTCTTAACGGCGGCGGCGCAACCCCGAACAGCACCTCTTTAAGCTCGCTGTTTTCGATTTTGACCCAATCGGGATAACCGCTTGTCCACACCATATTGCCGTAGCCAATCGCCCCGGTATTGATAAGCTCCTTTATCTCGTCCGATGATACAGGCCCGTGCCGTTGCTTTTTGTCCTCGTAAAACCACTTCTGCTCTGTGCCGCTCATTTTTTTCTCCATAAAAAAAACCTGCCCATTCAGGCAGGTTCTTATTTTACAATCTCTTAACAAAGTATTCCAGCCGCGTATATCGTTTTGTTATGTGTCAAACAATCCCCCCTGTCTGTCCGGCAGCTCGTCCCGCTCCTGCAAAATCGCGTCCGCCGTGCGGTTGCTGATTTCGTAGCGCGGCAGCAGTTGCAGGTAGGCCATCGCCTTGCTCATGCCCTCTTGGTCGGTCAAAAACCTAAACTCTGCGCGAAAGCGCTGGTTGCGCAGCTTTTGCAGGGCCATCTGGCAGCGCGGCAAATACATCTCGTCGCCGCCGAACACCGCCAAAAGCTGCTCGGTGGCCTCCTCGCCGATGGCGTCGTGCAGCAGCTTCAGGCGTGCCGTGTGCTGCTTGCCGCGGCCGAATTTAAAGCGCGTGCCGCCCAGGGCGCGGATAAGTTTTTCGGTGGCGCAAAGCCCGATTACATCGGCAATACTCTGCACGCTCGGCGGCAGGTGCTGTGGGTTGATGGGTGGGTGGTTGTCGGTCATCGTCATAGTCGGCTTTCGGAAATTGGTGTATAATATTGTTCTCAATTTGATTTTTCCTGCCCGCCGACCATTCCGCGCGGGCTATTTTTTTGGGTTTTGCTGCCGGTTGGCGTAAATTTGCAGCGCCGCCGTCAGGCGGTGCATCTGGTTGCTGTCCAGCAGGTTCACGCGCGCCACGCCGAACATATTGCGCGCCATACCGTCGGCATAAGCCCATGTCTTGCCGGTCTGCGCCAAAAGCACACCGATTTTTTGCATCATCGGCGTGTGCCGTGCCTGCCGCAGCGGCATGCGCTCGGGCGCAGGCCTGCTGGGGGCAAAGCCCAAGCGCTCCATTTCGCGCAGCACGCGCGCCAGCTCGGTGGCCGTCAGCTCGGTGCAGCTGCGTTTGCCCGCCATGCGGTGCAGTAATTCACGGTACACATCGTCGTCCATGCCCAGCTGCTTCTGCGCGATTTTGATTTTGGCAATCATCGCGCGGCGGTGGGTGCTCTGTCCCATAGCATCGTCCTTTCTCTTTGCGTAAAAACAACAGATTAAAACAGGCTTTAAACCTCCCCAAACCCGCTTTAATCTGCCGGCAGCCCGCACCGTTTAAAGTGCAGGCTGCTTTTGCATCAGGCAACGGCGTCTCTCAAACCCTTGCCCGCCTTAAATTTGACCACGCGGTGCGCGGCAATGGTCACCGCCTCGCCCGTTTTCGGGTTGCGCCCCTGCCGTTCGGCGCGTTGCGGCGCGCTAAACGTGCCAAAGCCCATCAGGGATACTTCGCCACCCGCGCCCAATTCGTCCGCCACGGCGGTGCATAGGGCTTCCAGCGCATCGCCCGCCTGGGCTTGGGTCAGGCCGCTGATGGTGGCCATCTGTTTAATCAATTCGGTTTTATTCATGATGTAAAGTCCTTGTTAAATTGGCGGATTTAAACACCGCTCCGCCGTTGCGGTTTACCCTAGCAGTTGTTGCAAGATTACTTCCGGCGGGATAAAGATAACCCCCGCCAGCGCCACAAACCAGATGCGCGCCATCTTCCTGCCAATGGCAAGCTGCATACCGGGTGATTTGATATATGCCAGCAGCACAAAGGCGGGTATCCACAAAAACACCAGATTGCACAACACGTCTATGTTGTGGATTATGTTAATAAGCCATTGATTCATTTTTTTAAACCATTTTTAAAATGGCGGATTTAAACACCGCTCCGCCGTTGCGGTTTTGGGTTTCAGGCTGCCTGAAACGGGTTACTCGTCTGCCTTGGGTATCAACTTGTCCACGGCGTTGATGACATCGATGATTTCAAATTCCACGCTATCGGGCAGCAGTTTGGCCTCAATCAGCATATTGCGGATACGGCGTATGCCATTCTGCCAGCGGTCTTTGCGGACGACCGCGCCATCCTCCCTGACTTCGTAGTCCTCGAGGTTTTTCCCCCGAAATTCGGGGATGATAAAATCATTTAATTCTGCGGGCCTTGTCTTGTTATACATCGCTCCCTCCTTAAACCTTGGCAAAATCCGAATCAATCAGCACATATTCGCCGCTGGCATCGTCGCGGCGGTACAGCCGCACATACTCGCGCGTGGTGTGGGTGTTTAAGCTGTCGGTCACGGCGGCCATGGCCCTCTGCCATTTGTCGTCGTCAATCTGCAAACGACGGAGCCCCAGCACTTTGCTCACGCTGATTCTGCCTTCTTTGTCCACGTCAAAAGCAGCCTGCACTATGGTTTTGAGCTCTTGGCGGCTGTCCTGCGTCCACTCGGTCAGGCACTCGTCAATCAGGGCTTTGGCCGCCTGCAGGCGCTCGTCAAACACCAACACGTCCTGCACGGCCACCATCACTTTCAGGCTGCCGTCAAAGCTGGTCAGGGTCACGTTGCCGCGCTTGCTCGGCTTCACGCCGTATTTTTCGGCGGATAAATCCACAAAGGCGCGCACGTCGCCAATCGCGCGCCGTTTGGCCTGCACCAGCTCCCGCGCGGCGGGTTGCACGTCCGCGAAGATTTCGCGCACCAGCTCGTCGCGCGCCAAATCAATCGGCTTAATGTTGTCCAAGGGGATAAGGTTGCCTTTCGCGTCTTCGCGGTAGCGGCTCAAATCAGGTGTATTCATGGGTTTTCCTTTGGGGTTAAAAATGGTTGGGTTTTCGGGGCATTGCGGTGGATTGCCGCAGTTCGGCCAGCATTCGGGCGATGTCGGCGCGGCGGTCTTGCCGCTCCTGCTCCGACAGTGCGGGCTGCTTTTGCTCCAGCCGCAGCACATCGGTTTCTGGGCGCGGCGGCAGGGCGGCAATCACATGGGCGGGCTGCACCCATTTGTCGGCGGCCTGCACCACGGCGGCAAATGCCTGCGGTAATCGGCGGCCGTCCGTGTTTTTGTCGTAATACCAGGTATAGGGCGTTAGGGCTTCTTCCCACACAGCGGCGAGCGCGGTCACTGTATCGGCGGGCGGCGCGCCGGATAGGCGCAGCACCAGCAGCTTTTGCAAGCCCTCTATCATTTGGTTGTAAGCCCATTCGGGCATTTTGCGCGGCGGGCTCATCGTCTCAATCCTTGTAGTTGCGCCAGCGCGCCCAATGTTTGGCTGCCGTCCGGCACGTTCGGCTGCGGATTGGCCGGTGCCGCGGCCGGCTGCAATCCCTGCCCCTGCCAACCCGCCAGCACCTCATACAGATAGCCGTGGGACTTTAAGGGCAGTTTCAGGCCGCCTGCATTGCGCCGCGCCAGCAGCTCGCGGAAGCCGTACAGCCACGCTTCGGTGGGGGCGGGGTACTCGACGCGCTCCCGCGTAATCGCACCGCGCCGGATGTCGGGCAGGATGTCGTTGAGCAGCTTGGCCGTGCGCGCCCAAGTCAGGCTGGTTTTGGCAGGCCTAAACAGCCCGATATACTGCACCGCCAGCTTGGGCAGCTCGCCGCCGATGGCGATAACCGCCAGCACCGCATCGCGTGCATCGTCATTGCCTATCAGCGCGTCCAGCGAGTTTTCCGCGCCGCAACAGGGGCATCTTGTCTTCATGATGACTCCTAATGTACGGTAGCGCCGTTTGGCAGCTTGTCCGCCACCAACTCTTTGGTCTCCAACAGCACATCGTCGACTTGGTGGTAGCCCGCTAGTCCGGTGCCGACCAGCTCGCGTAGGTCGCCGTCCAGTTCCGGCAGCACGTCCTCCAACATAAGCGCCTGCGCCCGCCAATGGTCGCGTACGGTTATCGCCGCCACCAGCATGTCCAATACTTTTCGGTCGGTGTTACCGTCCATGCGGTTTTTAACCACGCGCTCGCAAACCCCCAAGGTAAAGGAGGTATAGATGTTCAGGTTAATGCACTGCAGTGCCCATTTTTTTTTATTTTCTTCCGCTTCCATGTTGTTTCCTTCTGTTTTTTAAACATTTTCAAAAATTTCTCGCCGCTCGATGGTTTTAACGGTCACCACCTTGCGCCGCTGCATTTGATGGCAGTTGGCGCACCTGCGCCAGTTGCGGTTGATGGTTTGCCAGCGGTGTTCCCAATCCGACAGGGCACACCCCCCAATGCGGCGGTAGGTTGCCCAATCCACCTCGGCGATAATGTCTTGTTCGCTGATGCCGACAAAGCAATATCGGTTGGTTGGTTTGTCAATCCATAAGGAGCCGCCGATAAAATCCCCGTCAATCAGCCAACCGATACGCCATAAGAGATTGCCGTATTTAAGCCTGACCAACCGCGGCAGGCCGTATGCCGCAATCATTCGGCGGTTCTGCCTTAAAAACCGGACAATATCCGGACGGTATTTCGGGTCTTTCTTAGGGTCAAAATCCCCAATATCATCAATCATTTTTCTTTCTCCAGCCGCGCCAGCCGCGCGGCATAGTTGTCTGCTTCGGCGCGGTAAAAATCGCGCTCCTTATCGTTCTGCGCCTTGTGTGCCTTTGTCCGCATAATTTCGGCTTGACGGCGCACCCATTCGGCTTCTGCGCTCCGGTTCATGGCGTGCCGCCTTTCCGCGCCGCACAGGCTGCCTGCCATGCCTGCCACAGCAGGCGCGTGATTTGGTGGGCGTATTCTTGGCAACCGCCCCTGCGGTGCACGGCGTAACCATTGGCGGCCGCCCAGCGCTCAAACCGTAGCTGTTCGGTCATCATACGCACCGCCTTTCTTCGATGTAGGCATAGGGGTTGTCTTGTTTTACGTACCGAATCGCTGCCGCCACGCTGGCAAAATAGTGCGGTTTTGCGCCGTCCAGTTGCAAGATGGCCTCGTTGTTGGTAGGGCTGTAGTCAATCGTCCCAATGGGGATGTCGTCATAGATAAACGCGGGGACGTAGATGGTGTAATGCTTCTTCATCGCTTGCCTTTCGTCAGGGTTGCCATTGGCAGACAATCAGTTGGTTCATCGGATTCAGGTGCGGCGGCATGGCGGGTGCTGCCAGCCGTTGCTGCTCTGCTAGTGCCGCTTTCAGCTTGGCTTTATGATTTGATGCCGCATTCATCGTTTTCTTTGCGCAGCAGCGGCATTCGCGGCGCCGGTTCAGCCCGTCTTGCACATAGCGCAGCGTGGCAAATTCGGCGGCGGGTTTGGTTTCGCCGCAAACGGTGCAGGTGCGGTGCAATCCGCCGTATTGCCTGTCCAGCCGTTCCTGCTTGGCGGGGTCTTGCGAAAATGCGGGCTTGGTATAGTGCGGATTACTCATGCACCACCCCCGCCGCGGGGGCTTGCTCCCACACCTGCATCAGCACGGCGGCTTCATTGCCCGCATCGCAGTGCGCTTTCAGCCGCTCCAGCGCGTATTTCGCAGTGTCAAAATGCGCGCCAAACGCTGCGTCCAGCGCCTGCAGGTTGTGACATTCCGCCACCACCACGCGCGGCGGCGGCAGCTCGGCAGCCTGCTGGGTCGGCATGGCATACACACAGGCCATCACGGCGGCGAGGCCGGCCACAAAAGCGGCGGTTATTTTTGCATTCATTTTTTTATATTCCTTAAATTTCAATTAGTTATAAATTTAGCAGGGCAAAAAAATATATTGCCCGCCCGTCGGCCTGTCAGCCTTGGCACTTTTTCGGGCAGCTTTGGCAGGCGCGCCATTGCTGCATTTTGATGGGGTTGTGGGTCGGCGCTTTGCCGTTCGCCGTCTCGCGGCACACGTGCAGCGGTATGGTTTTTCCCACAAAGGGGCAATGCACGGCGGTATAGCGCGCCAGCACCTTGTCGCGCAGGCGGTCAGGCTTGCCGGCATATTTGCCGTTCATGATTAGGCTCACGGAGGTCAGGCTGTAATCCAGCTCCGCCGCCACCTTGGCGCGGCTCGATTGCGCCACCTGCTCGGACAAAATGGCAAACCACGGCTCGTCCATATAGGGTTGTCGGATAATGCTCATCGGCTCAGTTTCCTATAAATCGGTGCCCGCGCGGGGGCAAAGCTGCTCAGTTGGTAATCGTTGCGGTGGCGGTGCAGCAGCCCTTGCGCCGCCAGTCGGTTCACATAGCGCGATATGCGCTGCGCGGTGCACGGGTGGGTCATGTTCACATGGCGGTGTAGGCTGCCCTTGTCAAACACCCGCAGGATTTTGATGGTGCGCCACATCGTCTCCTCAATTGGCTCTTTCCGTGGCGCACTCATGCCTTAACCCCCCGCTTCGGGCTCTCGCCGCGGTAAAACTCAAACCCGGGCAGCCGTTTCAGCGCCGCCATGTCCAGCGTATCCACGCCCGCCACCGCCGCCGCTTCGGCCAGATTGACTAAGTTCACGGTCACACGCCGCACCGAGCCGTGGGCAATGTCCACAATATGCGCCAGCACGTCCGCGCCGACGGCCACGTCGGGCGCATACGCCTGCGCCAGCAGCGCGGCATCGTCCGCCGATACCGGCTGCGGCGGCAGCCCGTTGGGGCCGCGCCCGCC